CGAGACTATGAGAAAAGCATTGTCAGTGACAGACATCTGCCGGAAGAGCTACGAGACGTTCCCCTTCGAGGGGGCGTGGTTGGAGGCATTCGGCTGTCCTGAACGCGTGGGCACGTGGATAGTGTGGGGGCAGTCGGGCAGCGGCAAGAGCACCTTTGCGGTGCAGCTGTGCCGCGAGCTAAGCCGCTTCGGCAAGGTGCTGTACGACAGTTTGGAGGAGGGCACCTCGCTGACGTTCCGCAACAAGATCGCACAGCTGCAGGATGTGGAGCGCGGCCGCTTCCAGGTGGTGAGCGAGCCGGTGGACGCGCTGAAGGAGCGGCTCGCCAAACGGCGCAGCGCGGATTTCGTGATCATCGACAGTTTCCAGTACACCGGCCTCGACTATCGCAGCTATTTGGCCCTGAAACAGACACTGGCCAGCAAGTTGCTGATCCTGGTGTCGCACGCCGACGGCAAGCTGCCTTCCGGACGCGCCGCCAAGAGCGTGATGTATGATGCCTCGCTGAAGATCTGGGTGGAAGGCTACCGCGCCTACAGCAAGGGCCGCTTCATCGGCGAGAACGGCGGGGTTTACACCATCTGGGACGAGGGGGCGCAAATCATTGGCTAATGATGAATGATGAATTATGAATGCTGAATGCTGAATAAAATTAACCTTAATAATCACCAAAATTTCAAAGTTATGTGTACAACAGTTTATTATCCGAGAATCAGAAAAATCATGTTCTACGGCGACGACGGAGTGGTTTCCGGCGGCATGATCGGCGGCATCGCCAAGGAGAAGTTTCACCGGCTGCTGAGGTCCGGGAAGTTCCCGAGAATCAGTCTGCGCAAGAAGGTGCGGATCGCATTGAGAGGAGGTGCGAGATGAACGCCGTGGCCCCGAACCTGAGAACCGCCGACCAGAACCGCAAGCTGTGGTGGCTGGCCGGGCAACTGGGCATCGACAAAGAGGCGATGGGCGACATCGTGCTGGAGTTTACCGGCGGTCGCACGTGCCACACTTCGGAGCTCTCCTTCTTAGAGTGCCGCGAGATCACCGAGTTCATGCAGAGCACGCTGGTGCCGGGCGGGAAGAGGAGGAACACGGAGCGCGAAACCGAGCGCGATATCCTGGACCGCAAGCGCAAGGGCGTGATCCGCGCCATCTTCCGCTGGCTTGAGCTGCGCGGGGTGAAGGCCTCGATGGAGTATGTGAAGGCCATCGCGTGCCGCGCCGCCAAGCGCGACCGCTTCAACGAGCTTTCCTTAGGCGACCTCACCCGCGTGTATGCGGAGTTCTGCCGGAAACAGGAGACGGTCGGGGCGATGGCGGATGTGATGGAGGGGATTGCAATGCAGAATTAAGAATTATGAATTAAGAATTATGAATTATGGAACAGACAAAAGAAAAAACTGGTCGGAGAGGCGGCAGAGGGTTAAAGCCCGTACTACATTTTCGTATTCTCGAATTAAACAATGAAAATCCGAATATTACAGCCCCCGAAATCCAAAACATCATCAAAAGAGAGTTTGACACGAAAATAAGCTTGACAACTATCAATTCGCATAGAAATAACCCCGGAGCATACGCTCACCTCTATCAAAAAAAGGAAGAATCTGTCTGTAATAATACGGCACAAACCGACACTCCTTTGAGTGCTGAAGAAATCGCCAAAGCTGTCAAACTCTACACGGAGCTGAAAAAGCTCGGAATTACGCTCCTATAACTTTTAACATCACCAATTAAAAACCAAAGAAATATGAATGCAATTACAGAAACAAGAAGAAGGCTCCTGAATGACGGCTACAAGTTCATCCGCACTGGCGACAGTGATGCCAACAATGGAGGACAACACAAAATCAAGATCTGCGGCGGTGACGATTCGTGGGGAACATGGAGAGTGCATAGCAAATGGCCGTCAAAAGCAGCCAGAGACCGTGAGATGGTCAGGCTGGTGCATGAAGAGAAGTGTCTGTGTTTATACGGTATTTAATCACCAATTAAAACCAAAAAGTATGATTGCAGAAAAACGCTACTTATTCAAGCACCGGCTATCTCAAAAGAGCAGTTTTGTACGGATTGCCGAGGCCGTCAGGGCTCTCGGATACGAGCTGAAAACCGAAAAAAGAGGGGTGACCATAACATGGGAGGCACCATTTGTCAGCGACCCAACCAAGACAATGTTCCACAGCCATGGACTTATTGACGAAAGAGTGCCGGAATGGCTCAACGAACAGCTTGAAGAACACGGACTCCTTAAACCACAACAATCGGAAATTTAATCACCAATTAAAACCCAAATCAATGGCAAGAAAACGAACAAAATACACATTGGTGCAATTCACAGCTGCTGGATACGGCGGTTACACCGGAAATGTCAAAACCACCAACTCAGTATCTTATAACATTCTTTTTGTAGGCAATAAAGACATTGAAAAACGAGTGGAAGAACAACGGGAAGAAATAGAGAAACGTTTCCGCGACAAATATTCCAGTTCAGACTTTGAAATGAGAGTAAAAGCCAAAATCAAGAATAGTTTCTATGCTGATTTTGTTAATTTTGAAGAGGATCCACACCAAGGCTGTCAAGACGACAACCAGGACAACCAGGACAACACCCAGCTTCAATAACCAATAACCCATAACCCATAACCTTTAAGAAAATGGCAAAGAAAAGAGAAAAGAAGACCGTTTACACCGGCATCACATCGGAACAGATGGAACAGGCGTTCGCCGATTATGCGAAGGCGGACGCGAGACAACAGAAAATCACCGCCGAGATGGACATCTGGATGTCCAAGATCCGCGAGAAGTGGCAGGATGAGCTGACGAAGCTGGCCGAGACGAAAGACAACGCTTTCGACATCCTGCAGGCCTACGCTTTGGAGAACCGCGACGAGCTGTTCAGCAAGCGCAAAAGCATGGAGACCACCCACGGCACCCTCGGCTTCCGCACCGGCACCCCGACGCTGAAGACCAGGAAGGGGTTCACCTGGGCGAGCGTGCTGGAGTTGCTGAAAGAGTTCCTGCCCAACTATGTGCGCACCAAAGAGGAACCCGCCAAGGACAAGCTGCTGGCCGACCGCGAGGATGAGGAAGTGGCCGCCCTGTTCCCCAAGGTGGGTGTGACTGTGGTGCAGGAAGAGACCTTTTTTGTGGAACCCAAGAAGGAGGATTTGTAATTGATAATGGATAATTGATAATGGATAATTATCGGTAAACCGATCGGTATGAAGGTGTATATAGCAGGTAAAGTCAGCGATCTTCCCAGTTGGGAGGTGTTTATCAAGTTCGCCCAGGCTGAAATGTGGCTGAGGGAGAAGGGACACGAGACCGTGAACCCGCTGCGGCTGTGTTCGTCGAAATGGACATGGGAGCAGTGTATGCGGGTGTGCATCCCGGAACTGATGAAGTGCGACGCCATCTGCCTGCTGCACGACTGGGCAGAAAGTAGAGGGGCGGTCTGGGAATACCACGACGCCCAGATGCTGAAGATGCCGGTGATGGTGTTCATACCGAGAAACGGGGTTCCGCGTAACGCTGTTTGTAGAGACGCAAAATCTTGCGTCTCTACAGCGGACAAAACCAACGAGCAATGAGAAAGATTGTACTGACCATTCCGAGATTCGAGGGTGAGGTGGTGTTCACCTACGATGACGGCGACAGCCTCCACGGCATCGTCTTTGAGGGGGCGTTCCCGGATCCGGTGAAGGCCACCATCCTGCGGTCGTATCCGGTACGTCCCGAGGACCTGCAGCGCACCAAGGGCAACACGGGCATCCTCACCGAGGAGGAAGAGAAAGTGACGTTTGAGATGTTCTGGAACCGCTACAACGACAAAGCCCGAAGCAGCCGGGTGAAGACCCAGCGGGTGTGGGACAAAATGCCGGAGGGCGAGCGGGTGAAGGCCTACCGCTACATCAACCGCTACAAGTGCTCCATCCCGCAGGGGGTGTGCATGAAGTACGCGACAACCTACCTGAACGACCAGATGTGGAACAATTGAGCAATGCAGAATGCTGAATGTTGAATGCTGAATGCTGAATGCTGAATAAACAATTCATTAATCACAATTCACAGTTATGAGCAAATTCAAGATTAACTGAACCAAGCTGAAATGAAGTTTATCGCGGGGGTGTGCATGGCGGCTGCGGCGGGCGGCGACGCGCGGATGCCGCAGGCGGACCAGAGCGTGATGATGCTCGCAATGAACGAGACCTGCGAGCGGCTGTGGAGCCGGTTGCGGAACATGTACCGCCCTGACCGCGATCGCTACACCGTGCAGCTGAGTGCCATGGAGGTGACCACCTTGACCAATGTGGTGACGCCCTTGCTGCGGGAAGCCGACAACCCGGGAATGCGCTCCATCGGCTACGCGATGGACGAGGAACTGCGCAAGCAGATTGAACGGGAGGTGAACATCTATAACGCGATGCACCATGGAAACAAGTGAGCTGAACATCCTGTACGACATCATGGTGGAAACCGATCCCGACCATGTTACCTTCCGGGATGTGAAGTGCCGGAGGCGGCCCGTCGTGGAGCGCAAGCAGATGTTTGCGGCAGTGGCGCGGAGCTTCGGGGCGAAATGGGCGGGGATAGCTTCGTATATGGGGTGGCGCGGCCACGGAAACGCCGTCATCGCGGCGAAGCGGATGCGGGGCTACCTCGATGTTTATCCAGCCATGAAACGTCGCTACAGGGAGATCCGTGACGAGTACGAGTTCCGGGTGTTCGGGTGCTTCATCTGGGTGCCGGATTAAAATGTAGGGGCGAATAATCATTCGCCTCTCCGGAACAAAAAAAGTTATTGACAAAAGCGTAGGAACGCCCACGAAATGCGGGCGTTTTTGTATTTTTGCGGGATAGAAAATGCGCCATGGAATACAACAGAGCCAATCACATACAGCGTTACATCAACATCCAGGACATCGTGCGCGAGCACTACGATCCAGACGTGACCACCTACGCCGGCATCTGGCGCAAGTACGTGAACCCGGTCTATCCGATGACCTACAAGCGGTTCATCGAAATCATCAACATGCCGCGTCTGCGGGAACAGCTGGCCCGGGAACAGGAACGCCAGAACGCGAAGCGGAATCCCGTGGACGTGAACCAGCTGGATCTGTTTGCGGAGGTGTAGGGACGCACGTCTCTACAGGGTTCTGACAGACGGTGTCGCCTGGACCTCTACAGTTTCCTTGCCCAGTTTTTCCACCACGAAGGAGGTGCGGTAGGTCATTACATAGACCTCCATGTCTTTGTCGGCGGCCACCTTCTGGAGGTTGGTGCGCATGAGGGGCGAAAAATGCCGCCCGTCGGAGAAGAGCTGCAGTGCCTGGTGGATCTCCTCAAGGAGGTCGATGGTGGCGTAAGCGTGGCCGCGCATGGGAGCTTTGGCGGACGAGCGCACGAGGTTTAGGTTGGCCACGGTGACGGTGATGTCGGCGTCGGCCTGCTGGAAGCCGCGCCCCAGCTGTTTGAAGTCGGCGTTAGCCACATCGAGGAGGGCGCACGGCCACTTCACCGGCGGCTGCTCATACTGGAGCTGTCCCCAGTCTTTGTCGATGTACTGCAGTCCGGGGATTTCGGAAAGTCTGTCCTGGATGGAGAGGAAAATGTGTTTCATTGTAATGGTTATTGGTTATAGGTTATTGGTTATTGAAGAGTTTAGTGTTTGATGGATTTGGCGATGCGTTTTAGTTCGTGATCGATGGCGCGGCGGGCGGCGCGGTCGATGGTTTTGTCGATGCCGTCGTAGGCACCGAGGTATTGCCGCTTGGGAATGGTGATTTTGGATCCTGTTTTCATCAGGGCCAGGTATTTGTACTCTTTCTTGTCGGTCTTCTTGAACATGGCCCAGAAGTAGTTCTTCATCTTGGCGGTGACGGTGATGGTGCCGCCCTCGTTGTGGATGACGGAATAGGGTGTGGAGGAGGTGAAGGTGAGGCTGTGGCCGTGAACCTTCGCGCTGATGGAGCGGCGCAGGGTTCCGGTGCCGATCAGGTGCGCAGGCGAGCCGTCGCGCTTTTTCGGCCACTGTTTGCCGAAGAAGCCGCCTCGCGGGAAGTTCTTGTCGAAGTGGTCGAGCAGCTCCACGCGGAGGTCGTTGAGGATGGTGGTGGCGAGGTCTGACATAATGGTTTTGCTGTTAATTGGGCGCAAAAATAGAAAAAGCCCGCGAAAGGCGAGCTAATACTATATAATGTTAATAAATTTTTGCGATTTGGCTATCTGCCAACATTTAGCTGCAGATAATTACCAACTCCTTTTTGATTTTCTATGATTTTAACACAATTAGTGACATCCATTGTCACTATTGATGCATGAAATACAGATAAAACTCTATCTTGAAGTTCTTGATCGGATTCCAATTCAACTATTTTGAGTCCTTGCTTTTTGGCAATAGTATAAGGAATAGGTCTTCCATGAGTCAAATGATTGTCAGCTGTCCCCAGCCACATCGCAATTTGCTCAGATTTTGTCTCTTTATCTGGATCGTCCTTGAACATATAAGATTTCAACCAAAGGGAGACTTTGTCAATGGAAAGTTGAATGGTGTTATCACATATATTCAAGATACCATGCGGAAGATTCTTTAATTTGTTAACCCAAATAGGGGCGACACTTGGATTTGCAATAATTTCCTGTTTGGCTTTTTCAAATTCGCTTATGATTGATTGTGCCGGGGCAGTGAAATAACCTGTGGGGGTTGGAAAAGTTATTTGAGGGTCAATAGGACCAATGGCAGAATGTTTGCCCATTACTATTTCATCGCATGCACAGGCTATCATCGTTGCAGCAGACATTGCACTATGCGGTATTATGGCTCGTATGTGACTATATTTTGATCTTAAATAATTGACCAATTGTTCTGCTGCCTCTGCGGATCCGCCAGGACTATGGATGATTAGATCCAATTTGTCATTCTTCAAACCATGAACAGCAGACATAAAACCCTGAACATCATCATTCATGACAGAAATAAAAGAACTGGGTATATTTGTCATTTTACCTGTCGCATAGGCGGTAACATACAGGATAGTGTCTCTTTTAGTATAGTCAGATAATCTTTTGATGTATTTCCGTCTTATACTATCTTGAGCAGCTCCTTTGGCGTTAAGAATTTCTTCTCGAATTTTATTACTAGTTGGCATAAAAAGCTCCTTTACAATTAACTGTTAGTGTGTACTCCGGAATATGTTCTTCTCCAGCTTCTGCATATTCCATAGTCGATTTTTCCAATTGAGAAAAATACTCCTCACCAAATTCTCTTTCGGCAAGGTCTATCAACTCTTGTTTTTGTTCTTCTAATGAATTGTTATTTTTCATCACATTTGTTCTATTGTTGAACTTGCGCCGCAAAAATACATTTTTTTTTCATACCACTTGTTTGGTATTGAAAATTTTGTATTTTTGCGGCGCGGGAGGAGCGTGTTATGCTTTATGCATAACCCCTCCCGTTCTTTTTAGAAACTCTCCTCATACACAATCTTTTTATCCTGGACACAGATTATTTTTTCGAATCGGACAAACTGTCCGTCGTTAAGTTTTTCCAATCCACGATAGCGCTTTATTGCATTTTCAAGTATGTCTTTGTCAAATCCGCCCTTGGGATAATCAAGAATCGCTACTTGCGTAGTTCTCTTGCTCGCGCAATGCTTAAGGCCTTTTAGCACATTGTTTTCGGTTGCAGTTTCGCGACCGGCAATTTCCATTATTCTACCGTCCCAAGTTCCTTCTGTGTGTCTCGACGCAAAACCTCTCTCGCTTTCAAAGACAACTGCATGTCCTGTTTTATAGCCTGCTGTCCGAATATGTTTCTCGTATTTACCACCTTTCTTGTCGAAATTATGATCTTTGTGTGCTGCTGTCATTCCACCCGAGGCATCATCATATTTCACTTCATTGTAGTCAGGATCGTTTTTCAGACGCTCATACTCCCGGTGGTTTTCCTCCCGGCGTTTGATATCCGCCTGTAGAGCCAAACACGCCTGGCAGTTCGGGCTGTCCTTGTCTTCGGCGAGTTGCCGGTACTGGCAGTCGCCGCAACCTTTGGGGAAATACGGGTGTTTCGGCGGGAAAATTTTTTCCTGCTTGCCGGGGTTGAAGCGGAAGATCTGCTTCTTGGGGGTGTCGGTGCAGTTGGCGCCGGCGGCCATGGCGGCGGCGGAGTCGCTGCGGGGGTACTTGCCCTGGCGCACCTGCACGGCGGTGCAGCGGCAGTTCCAGCCGTTGGGCGGCAGGTAGGAGTTCCAGAAGGGGTCGGAGGGCGGCAGGGTGATGCCATCGAGGGCGGCGTGCTCCTCGCGCACACGGTCGTCGCCGGCGGTGCGGTACTGGAGGTCGTAGCGGTCGCCGTCCCGCTCCCACTCCTTCCACTTCACCGCCATCTGCGTGGAGGCGGTGGCGAAGTTGTACTCCGCTTGGAGGTAACTCTTGTTGTAGATGTTGTTCAGCTTTTCAACGTCCTTTAAGAACTGTTGAAACGGCTTGAAATTGCCGTCTTCGCCCTTGAGCATCCGGGAGGCCTCCACGAGCTCGTGGTGGGTCTTGAACCCGGAGAAAAAGAAGATGTTCCGGTCGAGGGTGGCGGTGAGCTCCTCGGGGATGTCCTGCGTGATGGCGAGATCGTTGAGGGGTTTTGCCAGAATGCGGCGGGTTTCCTCGATGGCGGCACGCGGTTCTGGATCGGTGAGCCGCTTGGGGTCGTAGCCCTTCTGTTTGTGCAGCCATTCAACGAGGCGTTGCCAGATGGAGGGATTGTATTCGGGGGCGGGGGCGTTTGAGTTAAGAGTTAACAGTTGAGAGTTAACAGTTGCGGGCAGCCCGTAGAGGTGCTGCAGGGCGTGGTGGAAATCGCGGTAGGTGGGCGTGTGGTGGACGCCCGTCAGACGAAAAAACGGTTGTCGGGGGCGGCCATCGCCGGGGCGGCGGGAAATTCCTTCTTGCCGAGGATCTTGACATTGTATTTCTCGGCGAAATACTGCGGGTCAACCTCGTAGTTGTCGAGCAGCATCCGTTCGATCTCTATCTGCTGTTCTGGGGTGTAGTCGGGGTATTCGTCCCACTCGAAGCGGCAGCCCTGGAGCGGGAATCCGTGGACGATGAGGAACGGGATAAGGCTGTGGTTCACGGTGTCGCGGAGCATGTCGGCGTCCGCGTCGATCAGGTTGTTGAGCACCTTGAGGTGTACTTCCGACTGCGACAGGGAGCTGCCGTTGTCGATGGTCATGGTCTGCCCGAGCACGGCCTTGGAGATCTCGGAGTTGCAGCGGTCAATGCGGCGGTCATAGACGTTGAAAGCGTCGCCGCGTGTGGTCTCCTTGATTTCGAGCTCGGTGCCCTCGGGAAAGAGCGCCCATCCGGCGGCTCCGAGCTCCTTGAGAAAGTGTTCGGTCTTGTCAATCTCCTTCTGGTCGCGGGATGCGGTCTTGCCGATACGGATGGGCATTCCGAAGATCTCGCCGAACATGTCCCAGTAGGCGAGCATGTTCTTCTTGGAGATGCACTGCGGGGTGAGGTCGAGCAGCAGCCCGAGGTTGTCGGGCTTGCCAATCTCCACACAGGAGTGGGCGAACACGCCGTCGCGGTAGGAGATGCCCCGGCGGGGGTCGTCGCCCACCTCGCGCACCACCACGCCGTATTCGGGGATGACGTTGCGGCGTGGCACCAAAACGCAGCTCCCGAAGGCGGGATGGCCGTCGAATGTGGTGAGGTCGTTGAACTGCACCAAGGAGTGGCCGTAGAAGAGGCTGTCGAGAGCGAAATCCACGAAGTCCTTGAACCACGGGACCTCGAACATCTCGGTGAGTTCGGGTTTCTCCTTGCCGCTTTTATCGGCTATTTTGAAGGTTTTGCGCTTCACGAAGTTCTTCCGCTGGGTGACACAGCCGGTGAGGTGGTTGTCCACCATGGCGTCGCGGTAGATGTCGTAGAGGCGGAACCGCTGGGGGTTGTCGGGGTTGAGGGCCATCTGCCAGGCTTGGCGCCAGAAGGAGATGTCTTTTTTGGTGAGCTGCTCTGCGTTGGCCTTGATCTCGACCAGGAGCGAGCGGATTTTCTTTTTGTCGGTGGGCTTGTTCATAGTCTTTGGGAATCCCCACACTGCGGCTACGCCTTGTGGAGCCTCTTTGTCGGGGAGGCCCCACACTGCGGCTACGCCTTGTGTGGGGTTATTTGCACTTCGTGCGTTTTGCCTCTTCGAGGCTGTTTAAGGAATTATGTTTTTTAATAATCATATTGCTGCTTTGGCATGGAGCCGCAGCAGAGCGGCTGGATGTAGTCGCCGTTTTCGTCGGTGGCGGCGGGCAGGTCGGGGGTGATGGTGCCCCGGGCCACGCGGTCGAGCCACTGCACGGCGCGGTCGTAGCGTTCCTTCACGGGCTCGTAGAGGATGTCCACGTTGGAGAGTCGGATGATGTACCACAGGGCGATGTCCTTGGTGATCTCCACGAGCAGCGGGTTGCGGTCGGCACCGGTGGCGGCGAAGGCGGCGGTGGTGTCGTAGCGCGACGACAGGTAGCCGCGCACCTCCTCGGTGGCGGCCTCGATGGCCATCTGCAGAATGGTGGCGTCGTTTTCCACAATCTGCTCCAACTGGTAGTTGTAGGCCACGGATCTGAGTTCCTCTTCCTGGAT